AATACTTATAGGAGTAAAAAATGAATATAATTGATTATGAACCTGATAATGCACGAGAAACAGAAATGGATAAACTTGTGAAACGTATAGGTAAACTAGAAACACTTTATCAAAAATGTATAGAACGCTTAACGTCACTCGAACGTAAACCAATAGTAAAAATTACTAAATCACCATTAGATGATATTAAAACATTTGGAGCACAATCATGATACAAGTTTGGATTACAATAGATTTGGAGCATACACAAGGCACAACAGTTTATATTGATGATAAAAAAGCAGATAAAATGATATCTAAAATAGAAATAAGAAATGATCTATTAGTTATCGTAACACATCAGCACCTCGAAATACTCTATTTAGATAAGCTTGTTAGAAATAAGGATAATAAGTTAGATGTATACCTACACACAAAATATGGAGTAAACAATGCCATTTAAAAAAGGAGAGATTAATTCACCGGGTCGTCCAAAAGGTGGTCACAATAAAAGAACGAACTTAAAAGATGTTATTGAAATTGCAGGTGATTTACCAAGTGATACTATTGCTAAGTTGTTACGTAATAAACAATTAACAATTAAAGAAAAGTTGGCTATACTTGCAGATATAACAAGGAGTGAAGAAACTAATAACAGTGATAGGATACGTGCTATAGATGCTCATACTGCATTAAGTGGCGAAACATCTGAAGGATTAAAGAAATATCAGATTAGAGTGTTTGTTATACCACCTGATATAAAAGATCCAGATGCGCTTGATACCTATATGAAAACAGCATTAAAAGCAAAAACGATTAGGGGATAAATGTTACCAATAGTAGAAATTACTAATTTAGGTTTGCTACCAACACAATATGAATTTATGATAGCGCCTGAAAAAGAAGTATTACTCGTAGGTGGACGTGGTTCTTCTAAATCATTTGCGTTATGTGTTAAATTGATACAACAAGCCAGCATCCCCGGTAACGTGTGCCTATTAACTCGTAAACATCTTACTCACTTAAAAATATCAACTCTAAGATTATTATTGGAAGATGAAGGTACACGTAAAGCATTACTTCCACCTAATTCTTATATACACAACAAAATGGAAAAAACTATTACTCTAAATAAAGGTGGAGTAATACTTTATACAGGTTGTGGAGATATTATGAGTGTACGTTCTATAAATGCAGGTGATGTATTTATAGATGAAGCCTCACAACTCGATGAAGAAGAATATATGGAATTGTTATGGAGATTGCGAGTTGATTCTGGAGGTGGCAAACTATATTGTTGCACGAACCCGGCTAATCAAGGTCATTGGTTATATCGTAGGTATTTAGTTGATAATAATAAAGATAGGAGATTGATACGCTCTAATTCGATAGATAATATATTTTTACCTAAAGAACAAAGAGAGTGGATGAATTCTCTAACCGAAGAAGAAAAAGAACGTTATACAAGTGCAGAATGGTTAAGTACAGAAGCAATGATATATAAAAATTGGAGTAGAAGTAAGCACATAAAGAAACTAAATATAGAGAAATTGTGCGATAATATAATAAGATGGTGTATATCATTAGATTATGGTTATAAACATCCTACTGCAATGATGTTATGTGGTTTAGGTGCTGATGGTACAATGTATGTTTTCGAGGAATGGTGCGAATCAGGTAAGATACATAAAGATATATTAGAGCAAATTAGTATTTATATGGAGTTATTAGCACAATCCACCGAAGAAGAACCTACAATAGTAATAGATCCAAGTGCTGCATTATTTTGTGCTGAATGTATAGCTCAAGGATGGAATGCAATAAAAGCCGATAATAAGGTTGATATTGGTATTGATAGGATACGTAACAAATTGAGCAGTAATAAGTTATTGATAAATGATAGTTGTGATACATTGCCTAAAGAATTCGAATGTTATAGTTATGGTGATGATAAAAAGCCAGTGAAGGTAATGGATGATTGTTTAGATAGTATAAGATATGCTGCTGGCTATTTTGCAGATATAAGTGCAGATGAAGCCGTGGAAGAAAAAAAGAGTTTAGGTGTTTATGTATTCTAGGAGTAATAAATGAGATGGTTTAAAAAGAGTGTAATAAATGATATGGAACATAGTATCCTTGTAAGAGGTGATGATTATATTGCAGCAGATACATCAACAACACCTTCTAATTTAATTCTACACAATAGAAACTTTGTATATGCTTGCGTTCAAAAAATAGCTCAATATCTAAGTTCAGTTCCAATCCACATGTATTATGAAACTAAATCTAATACGAAATTATTTACACCACATAAGAGTGTATCAAAGTTAGTATCAAAAGCACATAAATCTAATACAAGAATCATATTAAAAGCCGAATCCGAAATAGTAGAAATAACTGAACATCCTGTATTGGATTTAATGCAACATCCTGCTAAAGGTATGAGTTGGAGTGATTGGGTTTCGCTTTGCTCTTCATATCTTAAAATAACAGGTAACTTTCTTTGCGAAATTGTTATGGATGGTGAAAATATAACAGCACTTGAACCATTGAAGTGGGAACATGTAGAACTAATTTATGATAGAACTACAGGTGCCATAAAACAGTATAGATATTATCCACCAAACCAAGCAGGTAGATATTTAGATCCAGAACAAGTGATACACATTATGGATAAACAACCTGGATCATTAATAACAGGTATGGGCGCACTTGAATCTTGTATGAGTTCGGCAGCACTTTATAATGCGTATGATGCTTACCAGATTGCACTGGCGAAGAATTATGGAGTACCTGGAGCACATATACAAGTTAATACATCAACGAAAAATAAAAGTAAAGAAGAATTAGGTGCTATTGCTAATGACTTTGTAAGGAAGTTTGGTGGTAGAAATCAAGGTAAACCAATTGTAACAATAGGTGATGAAGTTAAGATTAATCCTATTGCTACTTCTCCACGCGATATGGAATATAAACAAGGGAGAGAATGGAGCAAGAAAGTTATATGTGCTACAATGGGAGTACCAGAAGATTTAGTTGATGTAACTGATAGTAATCGTGCATCATCTGTTACCGCTATAAAATCATTCATCCAATTAACTATTTATCCACTTTTGAATAAGATACTCGAAGCAATTAACGAAACATTAGTGCGTAAGTATTTTGATACAGATGCTTATATCTGGTATGATCAAAATGAGATACTTGATAAAGATCCAGTAGAACAAGCACAATTACTTAAAACTTATATTGATGCAGGTATTATGACCGTTGATGAGGCAAGAGATGTATTAGGTATGGCTCCAATGGCTCCAAAAGAAGTATCTGTAACACCAATAGAACAAGTAGCGCCAATAGGAGAATAAATGAAAGATAAGATTACATTATCAAGCATACATAATTTTATACAAACCGAATATAAATCACCACAAGATAGTGAAGTAATTCGTAGGCATTACACATCTAATATAGCAATTCTGCCGAACGAAGATAGAACATTCATTGCTAAAATTAGTACAAGTGATATTGATAGAGAAGGTGAAGTAGTTGATGCAAAAGGTATTGATGTGGAAAAATTTATGCAGAATCCTGTCGTATTGTGGAACCATCAACACTCTTCCGGTGATATAAATAACATTGGTAAAGTATTGGCAACGGAAGTACGAGGTAATGCTTTATATGCTAAGATGGTGTTAGCCGAAACTACAAAAGCAAATGAGATATGGAGTTTAATCAAAGGTGGATTTTTGAAAGCGTGTAGTATTGGTTTTGTAAGAACTAAGAGATTAATCAAAGGTACACAAGAATTTGCTAATAAGTGTAAAGAATTAGGTGTAGATGCTAGTAAGGTTATGAGTATATGTACCGGGGCAGAATTGATAGAAAATAGTATTGTACCGATTGGATGTAATAGTGCTGCACTTGTTACTGCTGTATCATCTAAAACTATATCATTATCAGATGAAATGATCAAAGTATTGGATTTACATATCGAACAAAAGAATGAATCAGAACCTATTGTAGAACCTATTGTAGAACCTATTATAGAAGATGTAGCACCTATTGAAGAAGTAATACAAGCAGTAGAACCAGTTGCCGTAGAAACTATTATAGAGATTGGTGGTATAAAATATCGTTTATCACAAGTAAAAGAAGAAGTACCTGAGATGATTAGAGAAGCACCAAAGGCAATAGAAGATGTTAAAGTAGAAGAACCTATAGTTGAACCAGTAGTAGAAGCAGAACCTATTGTAGAGGCTCCTAAACCATTATGGAATGTAATCCGCAATGGTAAACGTATGATATTACCTATTGATACAAAACGTGCTAATGATATGATACAAGGCAAAATAATATAAAGGATTTTACAAAGATTAATTGAATCATAATAGTAAAAGGAGAATATTATGAGCACAATAAAAAGATTAGAATTAGTTAATAAGATTAAAGAGTTGCAAGCCTATGTATATCAATTAAAAGTTAAGTATTTTATTGATACACTTAACGAAACAACATTATCAGATAAAGAATATTTAGAGCGCTTATACGATTTATTTTAGAAAGTGCGATAATATAAGTGAGTATTTGAATTACATCGGTAAAAGTGTCGTAACTATACAAATGTAACGCATAAAAAAATCAAGGAGATTATATGGTTAAGATACAATTAGTGCAAGCTTATAATGATACTCCAGAAGGATCAATTGTAGAAGTGGAACAAGAAGTAGCAGATCAACTCATTGCAGATGGTATTGCTATTATGTACACTGAAGAAGTTGAAATGGCTGAAGAAAAGAGTGCTATTATAGAAGCAAAGAAAATAAATCTGAAACTTTCAAAGAAGAGTGTTCAGGTACAGGAGAAAAATATGGAATTCGCAGAAAAGAGTTTTCTAAATCAGAAAGATGAAATCGTTGAAAAACACGGTGAATTTTTCGTAGGTAAAGCATTCCAAGAACTCGCTCAAAAGAGTGTTACTGGAATGAGTGAAGGTACAGCGGCAGATGGTGGAAACCTTTTGTATACGGCTGTAGCAGATGTTAGAGGTATCGCAATGGCAGAATCAGTTGCTTATAGTAAGTGTTCTAAGATTGTACTACCTGATAAGTGTAATAGTATTAAAGTACCTACTGATGCTTCAGATCCATGGATAGTTGCTAATGCTCCTACTCCTACATCTCCAGCAGAAGGTGCTCAAAAAACAGCTACTAAACTTGCTTTTGGTGCAGTTACTTTAACTCCTACTAAGTTGGTTCTATACATTCCGACCACAGATGAATTACTTCAAGATGCACAGATGCTTGATAGTTTTATTCGTTCGTATGCTAAATCTAAGTTGGCAACATCTTTGGATTATTATGTATTAGCGGCTGATGGTGCAGGTATGAATGCAATTAGTGGTAATGTTAATACTACGGCAGTTACGATCACAGAATCTGGTCCTACGCTTGATCAAGTTTATGGTATGATTAACTCTGTTGATCCAAGATTGCAAGCCGGTTCAGAATGGTTTATCAGTGCTTCTATTTGGAATTATTGCGTAAATGCTTTTGCTACAGCGGCTAACTTGTTTAACCAGTTGATTGATGTAGCTGGCAAGAAACTTGTTGGATATCCTGTAACTGTTTGTCCATGCCTAAATGATATTATTATCTTTGGTAACATGTCACAATACACGATTGCTGAAGTTGCTGACAACAACATTATGAGCGTTTCTGAACACATAAGATTCGATTATGATGAAACAGTGTATCGTTTGGTTTCACGTCAAGCTGGTGATATCACTTATGTAAGTAAATCTACAGCAGATTCGCTCGAAATCAGCGCGTTTAGCGAGGGTAGTTAGGCTAAGTAATTAAGTTACAACAACTTACAACGAAAAATGGATGATAATAAAATATCATCCATTTTTTTTATACA